ACTCCGGTGGTATCCATAGGACACCGCCAGATTAAAATTTAACTTTTTTGTTCATTGGATAAAAGTTATAAACCAATTTCGCAATCTTTTCAGATTTCTCTTGACAGGTTTTTAACCCCATCAGTATAATTGTCTAGCAGAGGGATTTACTCTCACTTTTATTAAAAGCCTATCCTATCTCCAAATAGGTTAAAAATAATCTCCATCTGTAAGAGTTCTGTACTTGAGCAAAGATAAGAATAAATACTATACATTATCACATTCCTCCAATAAAAAGTATTCTGGTACTGGTTCAAGTTCTTGCTTACCAAAGTGAAGCTTAATCCATAATTCTTTGATGTCTGCTTCCTTATAGAAATGACCATCTTGTTTATCTAAACTTAATCTAATCAAAGAATGTTCAATCAATCTTTTCTCTGCATTACTTACTTCAATAATCATTGATCTACCTCCATAAATATCTTTATAAACAAAACCATAGACACATTTAAAAGAAAGCTTGCTGCGATTAATTCCATTAAGCACCTTCCTTTATTAGTTTTAATTTTTCGCCCTGTCTGCCACCCTTGACAGACTTCTTTTTTGATTTGAATACCACCATGCCCCTTGGCGTTTCGCCCCTACGCTCGAAGGGCATATTTACTAATGTAAACCGAATAGTCCTGCTCATCGTACTTCTCCTTGTAAATTATTATTCGTACAAACACACAATTTATTCAAAACTTTTTTACTAATCCCGATCATATCTACTTGGTTTACGCATAGCATTGCCATGCTCATGAATGAAATCATCAATGCCTTGTGCTTCTTCGTTCTCAAACTCTCTATCTTCAAGCATTTTTGCTACTGCTTGACAACCATCTAAGATCCTACAGTGTAAGTAGTTAGGATAAAGCCCAGTGTGACTATCTACATACCATCCCCATTCAAACTTTTCTTCCCATGATGTAACTTTGAAAGTATTCGACTTCGTGTCATAATCAACGCCCACATTATATTCCCTGCCATTAAGCAGGAGTGGTGGCATATGCTTGCGAAACTCGGCAAAATTCTCAACTTCGTGAATGATACTGGACATTTTTCTTTCTCCGTTAGTGTTAGTTCTCATATCTTATTATTCGTACAAACTTACTTTTTATTCAAAAAAATCTTTTTTATTTTTACCACCCTTGGCACTCTTCTTGCCTATCTTGTATTACCTTGCAATACTCTTGAGCTTCCTCCAAAGATTTAAACTCTTCCTCAATTTCCTCAATTTCCATCGTTTCAACGATCCAGTGACCACCAGCATCGTAATTCGCTAAAGCCCAATCGTAAATTTCTTTCCCCATCGTTCTTTCCTTTTCGTTAGTGTTGTTGTCTTCCATACTCTATTATTCGTTTGAACTCTAAAATTATTCAAAAGTTTTTTAAATTATTTTTAATTATACTAAGTTATACCTAATTTTATAAGTCCAGCCTCCCCCCATCCCCCCTAGATATTTCTCTAGGAGGCAAGCTTATTTTGTATCGATCCTTCTCGATATTATATTATTCGTTTGAAACGCAAAATTATTCAAAAAAAAATTAAAATAATTGGTATAACAAAGTATAACTTTGCAAGCTTTTTGGCAGGGCAAAGACGCTTGCTAGCAAGGCATACCATCAGGAACCTCGGTGGTGTCCATAGGACACACCAAGCTTTTTTTTAAAGACTACTTTTTTCGTTTTCGGTATCTCACCGTGGTTTGCCCCTTAAAGTAGTAAACAGACCTATCGTTTAAACTTAATACATTTTTCTTTCCCTCTTGTTGTTATATTATATTATTCGTACTAGGCCCGATATTATTCAAAAAATAATCCCAATTCTTTTTAAAATCTGTATGCAGATATCGCATACAAGTTTGGGCAATGTTACGATATCCAACAATTTTGGCAACAACCTTTACTCTTGCCATATTGCATACCTTGCAATAGTGGCGTTGAAATATGTTTCCATCATCATCGGTATCTTGCCCTAGATTTTGCCACTTACCATGATTGCAATTCTTAACCTTCATTTTACTTTCCTTTTCTTTATGGTCACAATATGTGACCTAGTGATAGATATAGGCCACATTGTTGACATTCTTATCCCAACATTTACGGCAATCGTTGCAGTTTACCTTGCTTGCACCATTGAAAGCTTCAAGGCTTGCAGGGCAAATATTCTCATGACGATCATCGGCATTAACTGGTGTTCTTATTGCAGTGCTTGTGGGCAATCCTAGCCCCTTGCTAGGCACTTGATCGACCATGTACATACTTGGCCTAACTGTAAAATTCTTGGCAAATTCGCCATGTATAGCTAAGTATTCCCGAACCATGCCATGTTCTTTAGTTGGTAACCAGAATTTAACTTCTGGCAGGGCAAGAGCAATCTCATTCATTGCCACTAACATATCTAGACTTTGAACATCGCCACTTGTAAACCACCTAAAGTATGCATTAGACTTATCTTTCATGTGCTTATATTTCTTGGCTAGTGCTTTAATAAAAGCTTGCTTCCAAGACTCCAAGTCTTCTAGTTGACCTATCCTAACATCATCGGCTTTTTTCTTGTTGCCAAAAAGGTATCTACCTTTAAGGGCATAACATCCCTCACATATACTACCCTTAACATCGACTAGCTTGCTTCCAGTCTTGCATTGTTTAGCTGGTAAATCCCAACTAATCCAAGGCATTTTTTCAGTTTGTGAGAAATTTATTTCTAATGGCTTGATAACTTCTAAACTTATCATCTTACTTTCCTTGTGTTAGTGTTACTTGCTATACTCTATTATTCGTTTCAACTTTCAAATTATTCAAAACTTTTCACAATTATTTTCAAATTCTTCAAGTAGTGCTTGCTCACATTCAAACTTATCGATCATCCTTGAAGTTAATTCTTCAAGATCAAATTCTTCAATTTCTTGACAAGTAGTTGGCATAAGCACTTCCCAGTTGGGTTCAATATTTTCATCATCGATCACAATTTCAAAATCAGAATCATCATTCATTTTACTTTTCCTTTTCTCTAGTGTTAGTTATCCCTTATACTCTATTATTCGTTTTAACTTACAATTTATTCAAATAAAAATAAAATTATTTTAAATATATTTAGTAATACTAAATTATACCAAATTAAATTAGGGCAGGCTCCCCCCATCCTCCCTTAGTTGTTCACTAGGGGAGAAGATTTTTATTAGGTTAATCTCCAACCTCTCTATAGTATTATTCGTTTAAACTGTAAAATTATTCAAATAAAAATAAAAATATTTTGAGATAATTAGTATAACAAAGTAATACCAATTTTTGCTTTGATAGTAGTGGTAATACAAAGTAATACCTCGGTAAGCCCGCTAGTCTTGGTAAGACTTGCAGGTTTTTTTTTCTTGGCCTATCGGCCGGGCTTTCTCTTCGAGAAATCCATCGAGGGGCTTTCGCCCCCCTTCTTTCTTATTTGTTCATATAGGCTATCGCCTGATATAAACAGCTTGAATACACAATCAGGCCAAACAAGAGTAGCATATTCATTTGTTCAATGGACATGGCTTATGCCCCCCTCTTGGCTAATTCAGCCTTGTAAACACTAATCTGATCATAGTATTTATTAGGGTTGATGTTAAGCTTGATACATTCCCGACAATCGTCAATACTATATCGCAAGGATGCTACTGTCATGGCCTTGGCCTTTTTAGCTTCCACCAACCAATTGCAAACAAAGGGATCATAACTATTATTCATCTTACTACTCTCCATGTTAATGGTTAAACTCTCTTGCTATACTATTATTCGTAACAATCACAACTTTATTCAAAAAAAACTTTTTTTATTTTATTAGTCGTGGATTACTCCATCGACTATATACCTTAGACTATAAGCCGATATCGTTTTTTCTCCATGATGGTTACCTTCATTGTATGATACTAATATATAGTATCCATTCTTAGACTTAGCTATTCGCTCTAGTGTACCGAACCTAAATCCATCTACTTTACTATCGGCTTGACTATACTTATTAATGCTTATTCGCTTACCGATATTTTCAGAAAAAACGCCCGATACAGTACCATTTTCAATCTTAATCATCTTATCTATCCTTTACTTTTTATCCTTAAGGTTTAACATTGTGTTTCCCTTATGCTATATTATTCGTTTAAACTTAGAATTTATTCAAAACAATTTCAAAATATTTTAAAAATCTATTAAGATAAACATATCCAATTAGACTATGGGGTATGGGCATACCTTCCCCAAGCCGACTATCTTGGTTAAGACAGTGGGTTCTCATTTGGTCTTGGCCTCTTGGCCTATATCTTTTTTTCGTATTCATAAAACTTTTCGTACTCTCTAATAATTTCTTCTTGCTTAACAGGAAATCCATATGCAGCCCTTAATACATGGGTTTTTCTACGATCCGAAAAGTGATTATGAAACGCACAAAGACCAATGCCAGCAGCCAAAACTCGCATATTAAATTCTTCCATTTTACCATCCCCTTTTTTCTAGTGTTGTTTCCCTTACCTATCATATTATTCGTTGTAACTTAGAATTTATTCAAAATAAAATAAAAATAAATAAAAGAATTTTGGTATTACCTTGTTATACCTAATTGGCATTGATAGTATAGGTAAGACAATATTAAGATAAAAATATCCAATTCAAATCAGCCGATCTTAGCCTATAGGCGTACCTTCCCTAAGCCCAGTGACTTTGGTAAGACACTAGGTTATTTTAAATACCCCCTAGCTATTCGACTAGGGGGCTTGACTACCTTGCCTAGCTTGCCATCTTTGCGATGGCCTTGGCATGTAAACCGAAAGCACTCCCTTGGCTAATATCCAGTTTGCGAGCAATTTCATCGAAGTTATATCCCTTCGATCTTAAGGCCAAGATATTGTGTTCTGTAAAGTCGATAATACCAGCATCGTAAGCATCTCGAAGATGGAAAGTTAAAACTTCCATTGTATTAGTAGGTCGGCCTTGCAATTCAATATTATTACCATTTTCAGAATCTTCGAACTTGGTAATAGTAACTGTTTTACCTTGACGCTTATTTGTATTCAAACGCCTATTTTCGTCAATAAGAATATTCTTAAAACAAGGGTATAAAATAGTATTAAACTTATTACCAAGACTAGGGTTGAAAAGTTCATTGGCCTTGGTAACGGACATAATAGCTAAATCTTCAAAATCGGTATAACCAAGGCGTTTGGCCTTACGGCTTAACTTGTCGATGCTAGCATAAAATAATTCTACTGAAATTTTCAATTCGCTCATGATACTTTTCCTTTTCCTTGTTTGCTATTTGTTGATTCTAAAAAGTAGAATCTAAAAAACAAATAACTTACTACCACTATCCTATGGTATTATTCGACATAATCAAGAAAATATTTTAATAAAAATAAAAATAAATAAAGAATTGTCATTATGGCATATGTCGTGTTTTCCGTCTGTCTATATGGCAGTCTAGGCACGCCAAAATGGCAGGCATGTCAAAATGGCAGGGGTTTATTCAAAATGTTAAGATAGGTAGAATGGGTAGTTTGAAGCGGGGGGCGTTGCCACTTACCAAGCCACACTTTCCCCAATGTACTACCAAAGCCATACTTGTTCGCCCCCTAAATGCTTAATCTCACTTGCAATGCGATTGAAACAATAGTATCATACATAAGATGTACTAATACAATTTTCGCAGAAAATGGTGATGCCATGAACAAAGATGAGCCAATTGAAGTAGAGACAAGAATTAAGGTGATAGCAGGGTGTGTATTACCAGAACCAGAACTGTTAGCCCCAACACCCCCCATTGAACAAGCGTTAGCCAGTATCGAAGAGAACATCATAAAAGATGAATGATTATCCGCATGGATTAAAGGAGGAAGATGTTATATTAGCTTTGAAGAAAGCAATTAACCTTCTTGCTCCAACATTTACTTTCGGATATTACGATGTGGAAGACATTAGGCAGGAAGCTTACATATTTGGACTTGAATCTTTATCTCGCTATGACCCATCTCGCCCCTTAGAAAACTTTCTTTATTCGCACATTAAAAACAGACTTATAAATTTTAAGAGAGACAAGTATCATAGAACAGATCCCCCATGTAAACTATGTCATGATTCAAACAAATGTTCAGATGGCAATTACTGCGAAAAGTATAAGGCATGGAAGAAAAGGAATTCATCTAAGCAAAATTTAATGCGACCCTTAGATATACAAACAATCTCAGACGATACAGAAAAGAACGCACACGGAAAACAATCTGTTGTAGATGAGGCGAACATCTCTGAGTGTTCTAATCTAATAGACTTGCACCTTCCTGTTGAACTTCGTTCAATATATCTTAGAATTAAAGCTGGTGAGTCTGTTCCCAAAATAAAAAAGCAAAGAGTTGAACAAGCAATTAAGGAGATCCTCAATGGCAGGAAAGAAGCTGAATAGAACTGATCGTGATTATATAACTAAGCACCATGAAACTTTATCGTTAGAAGACTTAAGCTCGTTCTTGCTCAAGCCTGTGGTACTAATTGAAGAGTTTGTACAGACACTCAACGATGAAAATCATAAAAATTTAAGAAGTAGTAAAGCTTGGAAGCAGCTTAAGCAGGAAATGGATGAGGAAGAGTTAGAATATTTTGAAGAGCAGTATGTAAAGTACATGGCCCAGTTCAGAGAAGATGTTCTCGTAACTGAGGAAACACAAATATTTTTGGTTATCAAGTTTGAAATAATGATGCATAGGAATGCCAAAAGCAAAAGAAACTCTGGCAAAGAGATAGCGAAGCTGATTAGAATGCAAGAAGAATACATGAGAAGATTTCCTGATATGCAAGGCATGTCCGAATCTGATCGTGAATATGTGCTCGGCTTAGAGACACAGATACAAGCAGCTAAATCTTCTGAACAGGCTAGGTCTACAGAATTTATTAAACTTGAAGAGAAACATCAGGGATTACTCAAAGACTTAAAAGCCACTAGAGATCAGCGTATTACTCGTATCGAGTCATCTAAAGAAACATACTTGGCGATTATTAAAAAACTTCAGAATGAGGAAGAGCGTGACTTAGTGGGTGGTACTATGGAAACCATGAAGCTTGCCACTAAAAAGGAAGAGAAGAAGTTAACTAGCGTTCATACATTTGATGATGGTAGTCAAGACCTACCAGTTTTAATTCCAAAGGATAAAGACGATGAATAAGTTGGCACTAGTGTTTGGGGCGACAGGACAAGATGGTTCGTATCTCTGCGAAAGCCTTTTGGCAAAAAAGTACAATGTCTTAGCGGTAGCAAGACGGTCGTCAATAGATAATGGAGCAAGGCTTAATGGTTGTTCAGATCACAAAAACTTCACTCTCTTAAGAGGCGATGTCTGCGATCAATCATTTGTCTTCTCCACTATCTATAAATATACCCCTACGGAAATCTACAATCTGGCAGCACAGAGTCATGTGGGCGATTCGTTTACGCAACCGCATCACACGATTGATGTGGATTTGAAGGGAACGCTTAATGTCTTGGAAGGGATTTTGAATTTTTCAAAATCTTCAAGACTATATCAGGCATCAACAAGTGAAATGTATGGTTCATGCTTTTCTTATTATATTCCTATTGGTGGAATTAGAAAAGAATCTAAAACTGCTATTAGCAGAGAAGATTTTATTAATAAAGATTGTTTTCAAGATGAAGACACTTTAATGGTTCCAAACTCTCCATATGGTGTGGCAAAACTGGCATCCCATAATTTGGTTAAAATTTATAGGGAGTCTTATGGCTTGTACGCCTGTTCGGGCATTCTCTTCAATCACGAATCGCCTAGAAGGGGAGAGTTGTTTGTAACTAGGAAGATAACCTCTTGGATAGGTAAGTATGTTAATAAATTAACTAAAGATAAATTACAACTTGGGAATATAGATTCTCTGCGTGATTGGGGTCATGCAAAGGATTATGTTGAAGCAATGCGTTTAATGCTTCAGTTAGACAACCCACAAGACTTTGTTATAGCTACTGGATCTACCTATTCTGTAGAAGATTTTTTAAACAAATCATTTGAAGCTGCTGGACTTGGCGATTGGGAAAAATATGTCACATTAAACAAGTCACTGAAAAGACCATTTGAGGTTGATGCTCTTCGTGGTGTATCAACAAAGGCAAGGGAAGTTCTTAAATGGAAACCACACTATAATTTTGATCTCCTTGTAAAAGAGATGGTCGAAAGCGATATCAATGGACATAAAGTATAAAGTAATCAGAGATACGAGAGAGCAAAACGGCTGGACTTTTATGCCAGCAAAAGCTTGTGAAGGAACTGTATCTGGAACACTAAAGACTGGTGATTATTCCATAGAGGGATATCAAGACATACTGACAATAGAAAGAAAAGGTTCTATTGCAGAACTGGCAACAAATTTAGTTGAAGATAGATTTGAAAGAGAACTAGAAAGAATGCAGTCGTTTAAATATGCATTTATGATTTTAGAATTCTCTATGGATGACTTAATCAAATACCCAAAAGGAACTGGCATACCATCCTACAAGATGAAGAGCGTAAAGCTTAATCCATTTTTCCTATTGAAAAGATTGATAGAAATAGAATTAAAGTATAAGGTTAAAATAATCTTTTGTGAAAATCATGGGCAAACAGTTGCCTCTTCCATATTCAAACGAGTAATTGAAAATGAAGGACCAAGAGAAGTTAAAGAGGATAATAGACCGAGCTTGGATGCTTTCTGAGCAGGAAATGCTTGCGGTAAATCCTCTTACAGACATTAATGATATTCAACGAATAGTTGATGTTCCATTAAATACGATCCATCCTCTTAAAAACATTTCTAAAGCAGACATGGAAAGAATGGATATATATCTGCTAAAGATAATGAGAAATCCAGACTACTTTCCTTTTACATGCAAGCTTCTGTTTGGAATAGATATATTTCCTTTTCAACACATCATTTTAAAAGAGCTTTGGAAAAGACCATTCCCAATGATCATCGCTGGTCGTGGTGCAGGGAAAAGTTATATCCTTGCGTTATATTCTATGCTTAGACTTTTGTTTACTCAAGGATGCAAGATTGCAATCATAGGTAAAGTATTTAGGCAGAGTAAAGTTATATTTGAATACATGGAAGGTCTATGGGCAAATGGGGTTATCTATAGAGATATATGTGGTGTTGGCAAAGGTAGAAATAATAGAGATCAAGGTCCAAGACGAGATATAGATAGATGCGAAATGATTGTTGGGGAAAGCGTTGCTATGGCATTGCCATTGGGAACAGGTGAAAAGATTAGAGGTCAAAGAGCTAACTATACAGTTTGTGACGAGTTCGCTTCTATTAGAGAAGACATTTATCAAAATGTGGTAAGGGGTTTCTCTAGCGTATCTTCTAACCCAAGTGAAAAAGTTCATAGGCAAGCAAAAATAAGATTGATGAAACAGCTTGGGGTTTGGACTGATGAAGATGAAGCACAGGAAAGCAAGATACTTAGAAGCAATCAAAACATAGTTTCTGGTACAGCATACTACTCGTTTAATCATTTTTATAAAACATGGTTTAACTATAAAAGAATTATTGAAAGTAATGGCGACAAAAATTTGTTGGAGCAAATATTTCAAGGCCCAGTTCCAGATGGCTTTGATTGGAGAGATTATTCCATCATAAGACTGCCTGTGGAAATATTACCGCCAGGTTTTATGGATGCTAAACAAATAACTTCTGCAAGAATAAATAGCACTAAGGCGAATTATCTAATTGAATATGGTGCTACATTTGCAACTGATTCAGATGGTTTCTTCAAGAGAAGCTTAATTGAATCTTGCGTTTCTGGAAATCCAAGTTCACCAATTGTTTTACCTAGTGGGGAAGTTTTATTTCATGCTTCTCTTCTTGGCGATTCATCTGTGCAGCATGTTATGGCTATTGATCCAGCATCTGAAAGAGATAATTTTGCAGTAATAATCTTGGCACTTTATCCAGATCATAGACGAATAGTATATTGCTGGACTACAACTAGATCTTCGTTTAAAGAAAAAATGAAAAGTGGAATTGTAAATGAAAAAGACTTTTACAGTTATTGCTGTAGAAAAATAAGAAATTTAGCAAAGATGTTTCCCAATATGGTTCGCATAGCTTTGGATAGTCAAGGTGGAGGTATTGCTATTGAGGAAGGACTTCAAGATACGAATAGATTGCAGGATTCAGAAAAAGCAATCTATAAAGTAATTGACCCACTTAAAAGAAAAGACTCAGACGATAAAAGTGGTGAACATATTTTATCAATGATAAATTTTGCTGATCCAAACTGGGTAGTAGAAGCAAATCATGGATTAAGAAAAGATTTAGAAGACAAGACTTTGCTATTTCCATACTTTGACCCAATCTCATTGACTCTTGCACAAGAAGAAGATATGGCAACAGGAAGGGTTAATATGTATGACACCCTAGAAGATTGTGTGATGGATATAGAAGAACTAAAAGATGAGCTTTCTAGTATTGTTCATGTTCATACCCCATCGGGTAGAGATAGATGGGATACTCCAGAAAGTAGAGATCCAGATGGTAAAAAGAGCAGAACAAGAAAAGATAGGTATTCTGCATTGCTTATGGCAAATATGGTAGCTAGAGCATTTCAAAGAATTGAAGTTCAAGATGAATATACTCATACTGGTGGGTTTGCTAGGCATGTCGCATCTCAAAATGCAGAGGATAAAGAAATGTATATTGGACCAGAATGGTTCAAAAAAGCTACCAATCATGGTTCTGGTTATGGTATAGTTGTTCCCACAAGGTGTAATAACACTATAGAGTAATCCGATTGCAATCAGATTAGGGAAAATACAATGTCAAATGATAAAGCAATGTTTGTAACTTGGGATGAAAATGATCCAGAATCAAAACAAAAAGCATTCGCAAAAGCCAGTCATGCAGACTCATTAAGTAGATCTGTTGCTGGTAATTCTTTTCAAAATGTTGCCACTAATCATGTTTCAGTTAGGGAATCGTTTGATCGAAGAGACTACGATTTCTTTAGACCAGGCGAGCAGATTCCTTTATTTGATAAAGACATTATGTTAGCTTGTATGCAAGCTTATGAACGCATTGGCATTGTGCGTAATGTAATAGATATGATGGCAGAATTTGCTTGTCAAGGAATAGAACTTGTTCATCCAAATGAAAAAATTCAAGATTTTTATCGAGAATGGTTTAAAAAAGTAAATGGGGTAGAAAGAACTGAGCGTATTTTAAATATGCTTTATCGTGCAGGAAATGTAATTATAAAACGATCCACTGCAAAACTTAAAAACTCAGAAGTTGAAAATTTGCAAAAAGGTTCAGCAGCAGATTTAGTTGTTGAAAAACCAGTGGCTACAGCTAAGAATGAAATTCCTTGGTCATACACGATTTATAATCCTTGTACTATTGAAGTATATGGAGAAGAGTTAGCACCATTTCTTGGGCCAAATGCATTTAGATATGGCGTTAGAATTCCAGAAATAATTGCCAAAAAATTAAAGAATCCAAAAGAAGAAATAGAAAAAGAAATGTTGTCTGGAGTACCTACATCAAACTTCACCCCAAGTATTGCTGGTGGTAAATCAATTCCATTACCAGCAGATAAAACTGTTGCTATTTACTACAAGCGAGATGATTGGCAAGTTTGGGCAAAGCCAATGATCTATTGCATCTTAGAAGATTTGTTGATGCTTAAGAAAATGAAGCTTGCAGATCTTGCAGCATTAGATGGTGCGGTTAGTCATATTCGACTTTGGAAATTAGGCTCTTTAGAACATAGAATATTACCAACAGAAAATGCAATCGGCAGACTTGCAGATATGTTATTGAATAATGTTGGTGGTGGATCTATCGATCTTATATGGGGTCCAGAATTAGACTTTAAAGAAACATCTACTGATGTAGCTAAATTTTTAGGTGAAGAAAAGTACAAGCCAATTTTAAATGCAATTTTTGCAGGTTTGGGTATACCACCATCTTTAACTGGTTTGCCTACTGGTCAAGGCTTTTCAAACAATTACATTAGTCTTAGAACATTAATTGAAAGACTAGATTATGGCAGACAATTATTAGCTAGATTTTGGGAAACTGAAATAAAAGTAGTTCAGAAGGCAATGGGATTTAAGTTCCCTGCTCAAGTTGTTTTTGATCATCAAACACTACAAGACGAAGCAGCAGAGAAGAGATTGCTTATCGACTTAATTGATAGAGATATTATTAGTGAAGAAGCAATTCAAGAAAGATTTAACTTTGTTCCAGAAATTGAAAGTGTTAGAAGAAAAAGAGAGTTTAAGAAAAGGGAAAATGATCAAATGCCTAAGAAGGCTGGCCCTTGGCACAACCCACAAAGACTAGAAGAAATCAAAAAACTTTGGGCACAAATGGGTGTGCTTACCCCAAAAGATTTTGGGGTTGAAGCCTCTCAAGAAACAGCACCGCCAAAAGTTCCTCCAATGGGTCAAAATCCAAATCAATCTCAAGATAAACCTATTGGCATTGAAGGGCAAGGAAGACCAGTTGGCGTTAAAGATCAAGAAGTAAGAAAGAAAAAAGAAATAAAACCAAGGACTGCTGCTGAATTAGTAGAGATAATGTCTTGGGCAGAAGCTGCTCAAAAATCTATATCTGATTTAGTTAATCCAGCTTTTTTACATTCATCAAAAAAGAAATCTATAAGAGAACTATCTTCTGAAGATTTTAATTCTTTGGAAAAAACAAAGTTCCATATATTATGTAATTTAAGCTATTTGGAAAAAGTAGATAAGCAAACAATAGCAAAGATTATTAATACAGACATGAAAATTCATGACGATATAAATAAGGTGCTATCTATAGCCACTAAAAATTATATTTCTAAAGAAGGAAATCAGCCGAATACGGAAACTAGAAGGAAAATTGAAGCATCATCTGTTGCAATTTATTTTATAGGCAAACAAGATGAAACCAATAATTCTGATTACCCTATATCGTAGATATCATGAATTTTGTAATAGCATTGAAAACATAGAAAGATATAAAAAATTTTTCAAGGTTAAGCCAGATATATATGTAATATGGTCTTCTCCAGAACATGGAAAGTTTTGGTTGTTTGAAGATTTAATTAAAAAAGATATCATTCAAAAGTTAATTACAAGAAAAGGCTTTCCAAACGAAAATGGAAAACTACCAACATCTTTTTTTGAGTCTCATAACATAAGACTAGGATTAGAAACTGTATTCAGAGATCATCCAGATTCATACTGCATAGTTCAAGCAGCAGATGTAAAAATAACAGAATATGGCTTTAATGTTATAGAAAACGAAATGCTTTCTGGTGCTAGTGCTGTAACTTTTATTTGGAATAATAGATATACATCAGATGCTTGGGCAACAAATTGTTTTGCAGTTTCATCTGCCAGAAAATTTTGGCCTCCATTTGTTGAATACGACACAATTGATACTTTAGAAAGATACTGGTATAAAGAATTTGCTAAAAATAGTAAAAAAGATTATATTACAGTACTTGGAAATCAATCTAATTTTATATTTACTCATGAACATAAAAGCGAAAAACTTCCAAAATTTTTAGATAAATTTATTAATGAAAAAGAAAGCATGGGGTTGTTTATAAAAGGGCAAAAATCTTTAATTAAAAGAATATATGATTTTTGGGTGTATTTAATAGGGAGATACTATGCCAAAGATAAAAGTAATATATGATACAGAAACTTCTGATGTAGAAGTATATATGGGCAAAAAGAAAGTTGACGATATTTACGCAGTTTTTTTGCATCAAGATATTGAAAATTCATATAAGTTTACATTGCAATTGTTTAGTGTAGACGATGGTATTCTTAAATTTAAGAATGCAGATGTTGAAAAAGAAATAGATAATGTTTTGTTTTTAAGCAAAATAACAAACTATTTTAATTTAGGAGAAAACAAATGAAAGAATTTGCAATTTTTAAGTCAGAAATACAAGACGGACTTAAAGAAAAAATTATTTCTAGCATGTCTATTTCTTCTACATGTGAATTAGAAATTTGCGATCCTTTCCTATTAAATAAGCCACTTAGGGCAGTAGCAGAAAATAAAAACCAGATGGATCTTCATTACTTGAAATCTATTTTAGTTACTACTGGCTGGAATAAAAACGATGATGTGTTTGATAAAGCAGAAGTTTGGACTGCAAGAAATACTCCATCTGATAAGCCATTTAATTATGAGCATGATCAAAAACAAATAATTGGACATATTACTGGATCTAAAGTAATTGACGAAGATGGCAATGATGTGGCAGAAGGAGTGAGTGTTGATGAACTACCTAAAAAGTTTCACATCTTGACTTCTGCTGTACTTTACAAATTTTGGGAAGATCCAAAAAAACAAGAAGAGATGAATGATATAATCTCTGGCATAGCAAACAACAAATGGTTTGTTTCTATGGAAGCATTATTTAATAATTTTGATTACGCTATGGATGATGGCGTTACTGCCAAAGTAATTGCTAGAAATGAAAAGACTGCTTTTCTAACTAAACATTTACGAGCATATGGCGGTAATGGTGTCTTTAATAATATCAAAATAGGAAGGGTTTTAAAGAACATTGTCTTCTCTGGAAAGGGGCTTGTACGCAAGCCAGCCAATCCAGAAAGTATTATTTTTGATGAAACGGAAGCTTTTATTACAAGTTCGGTGTACCAATTAGATGAGACTACAAAGTCAAAGGAGATCATTATGAGTATTGAAGAAGAAAAAATCGAAAAGCAAATTGCAGAAGTTACTGAAGAAGTAGCTGCTGCTTTTCCTCCAGAAGAAAAGCCCGAAGAAGAAAAAGAAGATACTGTTGAAGATCCAGCAGTTAAAAAAGAAGAAAAGATGGGCGAAGAAGAAGCTAATTATATGGAAGATAAAAAGAAAATGATGGCTGAATCTGAAGCCATGAAAAAACAACTTGACATGGTAGTTAATGAACTTAACAACATGAAAAAAGAAAAAATGCAAGCTAATCGTGCAGAAATGGTAATTGAAAAGTTTGGCATGAATAAAGATGAAGCTACTTTGGTAGTTTCTGCATTAAGTGCTCTTAATGACGAATCTTTTGCCAGTGCAGTTACTATGCAGTCTGATTACTTTAATAAGAAAATGTCTGAATATAAATCTGGTAAAACTGTTAATGAAGAAGCACCAGCAAAAGATCCAGAAGAAGACAAAAAGAAAGCTCCAAGTGAAAATGTAGAAATTAGTGAAGATCCAGCAGATGTTAAAGCATCTGCATCTATCTTGGATACTGCTGAAGTTAAATCAGATGCTGCTCTTGCAACTTCAGAAAGTTCTAATGGTGTAAAGCAAGTAGCATCGCAAATTGCGTCTTATTTTGGTTTAGAAACATCGGCCACAGAGTAATAAAAGGAGAGACTAATGGCTCTTAAATCTGACCGTAATGTACTTGAGACTGACATTTCTTTGGTTTGCAACGATGTTGTAAGCAAGGGTCTTGTTCTTGTTTATGGTACTCAAGCTTCTGGTGTTGGTAACGAAACTCCAGGAATTGCATCTTTAGTTGTAAATCCATCTGGATATAAAGTAGCTGGTTTGACTTTGGCAAGCTTTGTAAGCATTGACCAGACTCGTCAGCATCGCAACTTTATGAAAGATGAACAAGTAGTTGGCGAAAAAGCCCCACTACTTCGCAAAGGTTATGTTGTAACTGATGCGGTAGCTGGTACTCCAGCACCAGGTGCTCCAGCATATCTTGTTGGAACTGGTGTTCTATCAACTGTAATTTCTCCTGTTGGTGTAGTTGCTACTCCACTAGTAGGGGCTTTTGCTACTGCAAAAGACGAAAGTGGTTTCGCAAAAGTGTATATTGACCTTCCTGCATAACTTTTAAAAAAGGAGAGATAGTTCCATGAAGACACCAACTCCAGAAATGGTAGACTTGTTGAAAAAGTCAGGCAGCAACAATTATGAAGTTGCTTGTGCTGCACAAGTTGAATTGGCCAAAGCTTTAACCCTCCCTCTTCGTCAGGGTATTGTTAACGGAGATATCGTTAGCAATATTTTTGAAACTGTAAATTTTGCTCCTGGTACTTCGGTAGAATTTCCTTTGGATTTTCTTGCTCCTGGTACTGAGAAAGATTTCGTTGCTTATACGATTCCTGCACAGGGTAAAATTCCTGAGCGAAGCGTAGAAGGCGACTATGTAATGGTTCCTACCTATGAAGTTGGTGCTTCCATCGACTTCTCCCTGCGTTATGCTAGGGATGCAAGGTGGGATATCATTGGTCGAGCAATGCAAGTTCTTGAAGCATCCTTTGTTCGTAAAATGAATAGCGATGGCTGGAGAACTATTCTTGCTGCTGGCGTTGGTCGTGGCCTTGTCATTTATGACGATGTTGCTGCTGCTGGCTACTTTAGCAAGAGGCTAGTTGCTCTTCTCAAAACTTCCATGAGGCGAAATACTGGTGGTAATAGTACCTCGATTAATCGTGGTAAGCTTACTGACCTTTATATCAGTCCAGAAAGTCTTGAAGACATTCGTGGATGGCAGATTGGTGAAGTTGATGACTTTACCCGAAGGGAAATCTTCGTTCAAGAAGAAACTCCACTTCCAAGGGTATTTGGCGTTAACCTTCACGATCTTGATGAAATTGGCGTTGGTCAAGAATTCCAGAAGTATTATACTGGACCTCTTGGTGCATCTATGCCAGGCAGCAAACTTGAAATTGTTATCGGCTTAGACCTCGATAAACAAGACAGCTTTGTTCATCCTGTTCGTCAAGAAATCGAAGTTTACGAAGATCCTACTTTCCATCGTCAACGCAGGATGGGTATGTATGGTTTTGGTGAACACGGCTTTGCTGTACTTGATAACCGAAGGGTTCTTCTTGGTGCAGTATAGTGTTAAAATATTAAATAAAATAAAGCAGTCCTCTTTACGAGGACTGTTTTTTTTGTTATATTGGTCAAAGGATTTGAAACACTAAAGGAGATTATCATGGCTAAAGAACCAACAATTTTTGAAAAAGCAGCTAATTTTGCAGTAGCATTAACTAAACATGTAGCTACTGGAATGCCAACCTTAACAGAAGATAAGGTAAAAATACGATTAGATATTTGTGATACATGCCCCGAAGTAAATAAGTCTAGCCCTAATTGGACATGTACGAAGTGTGGTTGTAATTTAAAGGTAAAAGCTAGTTGGGCTGGTCAAGATTGTCCTATTAAAAAGTGGCCAGCGATTACTTAATATATGGTGTATTTATCTTTGGAGAAAATAAAACATGCACTTCCAAAGAAACATAACAAGAATACAAGACCAAGACGACTTTTCTGGAGTACCTACCTCTGGAGAAGCCGTTTTTTTTGATGGTGAAAATTTTATTACAGCAGATATTACTGGGTATCAAGGATCGCAGGGTAATCAGGGTTCACAAGGAAACCAAGGATTTCAAGGCATAACTGGTTTTCAAGGTTTAACTGGAGCAGGAAGTCAGGGTGATCAAGGTCTAATTGGATTGCAAGGCTTTCAAGGAACAATTGGAAATCAAGGGTTACAAGGTAATCAAGGCAATCAAGGATTTCAAGGAACAATTGGAAATCAAGGCTTACAAGGTTATCAAGGCATTCAAGGCAATCAAGGTAATCAAGGCAATCAAGGATTCCAAGGAAGACAAGGGTTTCAAGGCCATCAAGGTGATCAGGGTTGGCAAGGAGATCAAGGATTTCAAGGAAGACAAGGATTTCAAGGTCACCAAGGAGATCAAGGTTTTCAAGGAAGACAAGGATTTCAAGGAGAACAAGGATTACAAGGCATAACTGGCTTTCAAGGAATTGAAGGCGTAGCTGGAATAGATGCATTATGGAACTTCACAGGTGCTTATAATGGCGGTGCAGCATATGCCGTAGGTGATATAGCAACCTATTTAGGGCAAACTTGGTATCGTGTAAATTCTAATGGTGGGAATGTTGGTGATTCCCCCATAGAAGGAACTTTTTGGACATTGATTTCTGCAAAAGGAGATCAAGGAGATCAGGGAGATCAAGGCAATCAGGGTGACCAAGGCGAACAAGGTTTTCAAGGCGAACAAGGCTATCAGGGTGGCCAAGGCGAACAAGGTGATCAAGGACAACAAGGATTTCAAGGTTATCAAGGAAATCAAGGAAATCAAGGAAATCAGGGTTATCAAGGATTTCAAGGTGAACAAGGACTGCAAGGAAATCAAGGAGATCAAGGATCACAAGGTTTAAATGGAAACTTTGGTGGTGTCACAGTTGAATACCTTATAGATACTCTTAATTATACGATAAACGATCCAGGCGATAACTATATAAGATTTAACAATTCCTCTCTTCCATCAGCTACACATGTCATTATTGATGATAATCCAAACAACTCAACCATTGATCTTTCTTTATATTTAAATACTATTTCTGCATCAACAAGCACGATGAAGGGGCACTTTAAATTATCTAAGAAAAATGATTCTACAGTATTTGCTCTTTATGCAATTAGTTCTGCAACAGAAGAAGAACCAAGTTTTTTTGACATTATTATTTCTTATCTATCTGGAAGTGGAACATTTTCAAATAATGATGAAGTTCTTTTAACTTTTGCAAGAACTGGAGATAAGGGAGATACTGGCAATCAAGGCAATCAAGGCAATCAAGGCTATCAGGGATTTCAAGGAGATCAAGGATTTCAAGGAAACCAAGGGGAACAGGGTTCTCAGGGCGATCAAGGATCGCAAGGTAATCAGGGCGAACAGGGATTTCAAGGTGATCGTGGAATTGGTGCATTGTCTTGGACATACAAGGTAAACACAACAACTCTTACAGATCTTGATCCAACTAATGATTATATAAGTTTTAATGCTGATCCTTTTACTTCGGCCACTCAAGTTAAAGTAGATGATAATCCATACGGAATAAATACTACTTTACATGATTTATTCTTAAGTATTCAGAGTGGTTATTTAACTTTAACAGATCAAGCCAATCCTTCAACATATGTTACTTATCAAATAACTTCTTGTGTAGATGGTACTTCAACAAACGATACTGAAGATGGAAGTTATGTAATATTTAATGTGGCACTAGTTAGTACATACGGAGTAATAAATAACGAAGATTTTGTTACTCTGTCTATTGGACTTGTTGGTTCACAAGGATCGCAAGGTAACCAAGGTTCACAGGGAAATCAGGGTGAGCAAGGAAATCAAGGTTTTCAAGGCAATCAAGGCTTACAAGGAAATCAAGGTTTTCAAGGAAACCAAGGAAATCAAGGCGATCAAGGATCGCAAGGCAATCAGGGTGACCAAGGAAATCAAGGCACAACACCTTTAATTTGCACTACGCAAAACACAGGTGAATATTATTTTCAAGCAGTAGGTGAAAATTACTATCAAAGCCCTATAGCAACAGGATTGGCATTTGCTGCTGGACAAATACTGTCTGTATACGCACCCACTGATAATATTATACAGTACATGAGAATAACTTCTTATAACCCCACAACAGGGGATATAGTTGCAGTCGTTACACATTCTTTAAGCCCAGGATTTAAAACATATAACACGCTTTCAATTTGTCTTGCAGGAAAAATTGGCGAGCAAGGTTCACAGGGTGATCAAGGTTTTCAAGGAGAACAGGGTTCCCAAGGCAATCAAGGCGACCAAGGTAACCAAGGATTACAAGGCGAACAAGGAAATCAAGGAGATCAGGGAAATCAAGGCAACCAAGGAGATCGGGGATTTCAAGGAAATCAAGGTGATCAAGGATCACAAGGTAATTATGGAGAACAAGGTTCTCAGGGTGATCAAGGTTCGCAAGGAAACCAAGGATTTCAAGGCAATCAAGGATCAGATGCATTATGGAATTTCACAGGTGCTTATAGCGGTGGTGCATCATACTCCATAGGTGATGTAGCAACTTACTCAGGTGAAACTTGGTATCGTGTTGGTGCTAATGGTGGTAATGTTGGAGATATTCCTTCGCCAGGATTCTGGACATTGATTGCTCAGAAAGGCGAACAGGGATTACAAGGATACCAAGGTGAACAAGGTTCACAAGGTAATCAAGGATTTCAAGGGCAACAAGGTTTTCAAGGAAGTCAAGGTGACCAAGGATATCAAGGAACATCTGGTTCTGGAGTAACTATTCAAGGATCAGAAACATGGGAAAACATATTTAACAATGAAACTTCTGGTTCTATACTTGGTGATATGTGGATACTTACATCTACATTGCAAGGTACTGCATCTCAAGCATGTCCAAATCCTTCTGGTGGTACAGCTTCTGCTGGAGATGGTGTTGTATACACAGGAACATCGCCAATTTATTGGCAAAATGTTGGTCCTATTCGTGGTCCTCAAGGATCTAATGGTTCGCAAGGAAGTCAAGGTATTCAAGGAAGTCAAGGCGATCAAGGCAGTCAAGGATTTCAAGGTCAACAAGGCTTACAAGGCAATCAAGGCTTACAAGGCAATCAGGGAGAACAAGGAAATCAAGGTTTCCAAGGTCAACAAGGATCACAAGGACATCAGGGCAACCAAGGATTTCAAGGCAACCAAGGATTTCAAGGCAACCAAGGAAATCAAGGATATAGAGGCGAGTCTACTGGGGAAACATATTATTTTAATTACTCTGTAGCATCTGATGTGGCTGGATATAAAGAACTTTCTATAACCCCAATTGCTACAGCCCAACAGATGGTAACAACATCATTGGCTGGAAGCACAGACAATATACTTATCGCTAGTTTCATAACGCCACAATTAGGGTTTTCAGTTATACCAGGTGGATCTCAGTTATTCCACCAACACTTTCTAAAGCAAGCCTCAAACGACCACATTCAAACTTATATTACAATACAATTAGCAAACTCTACTGGAACTCCAATAGGGCCAATATTATCAACAAATGCTCCAATGATAGGGTGGACTGATAGTACTAATGCAGTAGAAACCTTAATGGATTTAGTGTTAACAACAACGACTATAGATCCTACTAATCGTATGATCGTTAAGATTTATGCAAATAACGATGATAGTAATTCTCACTCTTTGAAATGGTATACCGAAGGAACCGCATATTATTCGTTTGTAAGAACAACTGTCAGCGTAGTGCCGGTAATAGGCGAACAGGGTTTTCAAGGTTTTCAAGGAAATCAAGGTAGTCAAGGTTCACAGGGAGAACAAGGATTCCAAGGAGATCAGGGCAGTCAGGGGGAACAGGGTTTTCAAGGTCATCAAGGCGAACAGGGATTTCAAGGTCAACAGGGTTTCCAAGGAAACCAAGGAGATCAAGGACTACAAGGAAATCAAGGTTTACAAGGAAATCAGGGTGAACAAGGCAATCAAGGCAATCAAGGCGAACAGGGTTTTCAAGGAAATCAAGGGGAACAAGGCTATCAAGGAAATCAAGGTGAACAGGGAGATCAAGGATTTCAAGGTAGTCAAGGAGATCAAGGTTTTCAAGGTGAACAAGGATTCCAAGGAAATCAAGGAGAACAGGGATTTCAAGGTTTTCAAGGAGATCAGGGAAATCAAGGTTGGCAGGGTGAACAAGGTTCACAGGGCGATCAAGGATTCCAAGGAGAACAAGGCAATCAGGGTGAGCAAGGTTTCCAAGGAAATCAAGGCGACCAAGGTTTCCAAGGTGAGCAAGGATTTCAAGGCAATCAAGGATTCCAAGGCGAACAGGGCGAGCAAGGATTTCAAGGAGAACAAGGGAATCAAGGCGATCAAGGTTGGCAGGGCGAACAAGGCAATCAAGGAGAACAGGGAAATCAAGGTGATCAGGGATCACAGGGAGATCAAGGTAATTATGGCAATCAAGGCGACCAAGGATATCAGGGAGCAACTGGTAGCTTTGGCGGTGTAACAGTTGAATATAAAATAGATACAAATAATTATTCAATCAATGATCCAGGCGACAATTATATAAGATTTAATAATGCTTCTCTTGCATCAGCTACGCATGTTATAATTGATGATAATCCAAATAATGCAAACATAGATCTTTCTCTGTTCTTAGCTACAATCGCTGCTTCAACAAGCACTATGAAAGGTCATTTTAAATTATCCAAGAAAAATGACTCTACAGTATTTGCACTTTACACTATAAGCAATTCTTTAGAGCAAGAGCCTAGCTTCTTTGATGTCACAATTTCTTATCTGTCTGGAATCGGAACATTTTCTAATGATGATGAAGTATTGCTCACTTTTGCAAGAACTGGGGATAAGGGCGATACTGGATATCAAGGTAGCCAAGGATTACAAGGCGTTGTTGGAACCACAGGCAATCAAGGCTCACAAGGCTATCAGGGTGTCGTAGGAACAACTGGTAATCAAGGATCACAAGGAAACCAAGGTTATCAGGGTGTTGTTGGAACCATTGGAAACCAAGGCTACCAAGGAGTCGTTGGAACAACTGGATCACAGGGTTCGCAAGGTTTTCAAGGAGTCGTTGGAACAACAGGAAACCAAGGCTCACAAGGCAACCAAGGGTATCAAGGTTACCAAGGTGTAACTGGCCCAGTTGCCGGAACTGCTAATCAAGTTGTTTATAAAAATATAACTAACGATGCTGCTGGTTCTTCAAATTTTACTTTTGATGGAACAAATGCAGTACTTGCTGGAAGCTTATCATCTTCGGCAATAATCGGTGCGGATATAGATGGGGGTGCATTCTAATGCCTAGCGTTTGCGTTTCTGGTGCTGGTAACCCTGTTGCAAATGGAACCTATACACAAAGTGGCAGCGTATGGATAAAAGATGTAAACACAAGCATAGAATATGAAAATGACTATGGTGACAGAGACTATGCTTGGATGTTACGATATCAGGGCAATTTATTATATCAAAGTGCATCAGCTTCAGCTACACCAGCAACTACTGGATGGGTAACTGTTTATGGCACTGCTCCTGCACCAACAGTTACAGCAGGAGCATGTGCAGAACCTACTACTACAACTACTACAACAACTGCTGAACCTACTACAACTACTACAACTACTACTACAGCAGCACCTTTAGTTGACCCATACTGTGTTTCTGGTGCTGGAACCGCTGTTGCTAACGGAACATACACTTTTGTAAATAGTTCGTACAACATGTTTATGTCTGGATATTGGCAGCATGTGAGCGAGATAAATTTGAAGATGGGCTATGGCATGATGGGGTCGTATGAAATCTACAATGATTACACTAGACTTTATTACGCATCGACCTTAACTGGCACTTGGACTGTAGATTATGGTACTGGACCTGCACCAACAGTAGCATCAGGGGAGTGTGGAACAACTACTACCACTACTACTTCAGCACCAACTACTACAACTACTACTACTGCTGCACCAACTACTACAACTACTACAACTACTACTACTGCTGCACCTACGACTACAACCACAACAACACTACCTCCAGATAAAATTCGTATTAAAAGATCTAGTACATCTTCTTCTGTTCCTGCTACACTTTTATTGGGTGAATTAGGGATAAATATAGTAGATCAAAAAGTTTGGGTTGGAAACAGTAGCGAAGTTCCTGTTGTGTTGTCAGATTATCAAAATACTTTTGTATATCAAGGGGATTGGGATCTTGCTGTTAATTACAAAAAGAACGATGTGGTAAAACGGAATGGTTCTTTTTATATGACCACTCGTTCTGTTGCTAACAATGGAGTAGACCCCGCTACAGATAACGGAACAGGTGGTTGGCAAATATTTTCTAACACTGTTGGAAACCAAGGATTTCAAGGAAGCCAAGGACTACAAGGTTTGCAAGGCAATCAAGGTGCAGCAGGAACTAATGGATCTCAGGGGAACCAAGGTTACCAAGGTGTCGTTGGAACTACTGGTTCACAAGGTTTACAAGGATTGCAAGGTGCATCAGGAAACAATGGATCGCAAGGTTTTCAAGGATTAACTGGAACAGGGAATCAAGGTTGGCAAGGTGAACAGGGATGGCAAGGACATCAAGGGGATCAAGGATGGCAGGGCGATCAAGGATTCCAAGGAAGACAAGGTTTTCAAGGTCATCAAGGGGATCAGGGTTGGCAGGGTGATCAAGGTTTTCAAGGCATAACAGGAACAGGCAATCAAGGCAATCAAGGTTTTCAAGGTATAACAGGAACAGGGAATCAAGGTTCTCAAGGAAACCAAGGTTCACAAGGCAATCAAGGAAATCAAGGCACACAAGGATTTCAAGGTCAACAAGGAAACCAAGGATTTCAAGGAAACCAAGGATTTCAAGGAAATCAAGGCACAACCGGAACGGCTGCTACTGCTGGGGGGTCTAGTGGGCAATTTCAATACAAAAATGTATCTGGGGGACTTTCTGGGGCTGCTGCATTAACTTATCAAGCTGTAGCTGGAGATGATATAGGTGTTTACGCTACTTCTAGTTCTCAAGTTCCACTTGTTGTCCAAGGAGCAACTAGTCAAACCAACAATCTTTTTGAAATTAGATCTTCAAATGCAACAGTTCTTTTATATGTTACTCAATCTGGTGGTTTAAATGTTAGTGGTGGAGACATAGTAGTAGCTGATAGCAATTTAGTTATCAAAAATAGTGGTAATGGTCGAACAATCACAATAGCAAAACCTTCTACATTTGCAGCCAGTTATACGCTAACTTTACCTCAGAATGCAGGAACAGCTAATTATGCACTTGTAACTAACGGGTCAGGTACATTATCATGGGCTTCAAGTGTTTTAAGTGCAACTAATCTCGCTGGTGGTGGTGCAGGGCAGATACCTTACAATACTGCATCTGGTGCAACAAGCTTTCTTGCTGCTGGAACAGCGGGGCAAGTATTGCAATCCAATGGAACAGCAGCACCTTCTTGGGGTACACAAACTTCTAAGTCATCAGGAAGCGATATTTTCTTAGCTAACAATTTTGGAGGTTTATAACTATGCCAGTGACATCAACACCTATTTTTCCTCAAGCCCCATACTTTGTTGCAAAAACACTTGCAGCACAAACAGCATGTACAACTAGAGGCCCAACAGCAACGGCTAGCCTTGCAGCAGCTAACATCATCGAAGTTGTGCCGACTTCTACCAATGGCCTAAGAATTGATAGCATCCAAGTCAATGCTTGTTCTACTTCTTTTACTGCACCTACCGCTGGTAATATCGTAGGCATATGGGTATGGGATGGCACTACAGCTTATTTGTTTACAGAAATACTTGTGACCGCTGTAACTCCTTCAACTACTGTTGCTGGATTTACTACTACATTGACTTTTGCCAACCCTCTTGTTTTACCATCTACATTTAAACTTTTTGCCTCCGTTAGTGTTACTACTACCGCTAGCACTACTGCATTGCAAGTTTGTGTAATGGGGGGAAGTTATTAATGGCTGGAGCGTTTAACTATGGCATGATACCAAGCAATTCGCCAAAGGGTTCTGCGTTTCAAGCAGTCCAAGAAACTACTATATCGTCTGGTATTATTCAAATGTTTGCTGGTTCTACTGCTCCAAATGGGTGGCTTATATGTGATGGAAGTACTGTTAGTAGAAAGACTTATGGCGATTTATTTAAAGTTATTGGAACCACATATGGGGCTGGCAATTCCAATACTACATTTGCATTACCAGATATGAGAGGGCGATTACCCATAGGTGCTGGAACAGGCACATCTTTGACAACTAGAACTTTAGGGGCGAATTTGGGTGCAGAGACAGTAACATTAGCACAAACAAATCTTCCACCACATACCCATACCGCTACAGTTGGAACACAAAGTGCTAATCATACTCACACAGGTACAAGCGGTGGTCAAAGTGTAAATCATACACATAGCTATGGTTTACCGATAGGAACTACTGGAGCTACAAATGGTATTATAGATTCGCTTACTGCTAGTAGTTCGGGAACACCGCAAACAGGTGGTAATTCTGTTGGTCATACTCATTCAACTACATTCGGAACTCAAAGTGCTACGCATACACATACAGTTACCAATTCAAACACAGGTAGTGGAACGCCATTTGGAATTATGCCCCCATCAATAGCTATTAATTTTATTATAAAGATATAGGTGAAAATTGGCTGGATCTTTTTCTTATAATTCGATACCCACTAACTTCCCTAAAGGTAGTTCTTTTGAGCCTATAAAAACACCAATCATACCGACTGGTGTAATAGAAATGTTTGCTGGTTCTGTTGCTCCAATTGGATGGTTGATTTGTGATGGAAGTATTGTGAGTAGAGTAGCTTTTAGCGATTTATTTAAAATTATAGGCACTACTTATGGTTCTGGAAATTCTAATAGTACATTTACTTTACCAGACATGAGAGGCAGACTACCTATTGGTGTTGGTTCTGGTTCTGGTTTAACCACAAGGACATTAGCAGCAACTCTTGGTTCAGAAACAGCGACATTAGCAGAAACCAATTTGCCTTCTCACACACATGCAACTACAGTAGGAACAGAAAGTGTTACGCATACACACACAGGAACAAGTGGAGGTGAAAGTGCAAATCATGTACACAACTTTTCTCATACTGCGGGTACATCTGGTTCATATGGGTTAATGGACTCAGGAACAGCTAGTAGTTCTGGTCAACCTAATACTGGTGGCATTCAGCAAAACCATACTCATGCTACTACGACAGGAACAGAAAGTGCTACCCATAACCATTCGGTGTCTAATTCTAATACTGGAAGTGGAACAGCATTTGGTATTATGCCTCCATCCATAGTTGTTAATTTTATTATAAAGATATAGGTGAAAATTGGCTGGATCTTTTTCTTATAATTCGATACCAACTAACTCCCCTAAAGGTAGCTCCTTTCAAGGTTTACAATCATCCATTACTCCTATTGGTGTTATAAGATTTTTTGCTGGATCTGTAGTTCCTAACGGATGGCTTTTATGCAATGGAAGTACTGTTAGCAGAAAAGCTTATGGCGATTTATTTAAAGTAATAGGAACAACTTTTGGTGCTGGCAATTCTAATGACACTTTTACTTTGCCTGATATGAGAGGCAGGATTCCAATTTGTGCAGGAACAGGCACTTCTTTAACCACTAGAACTTTAGGGTCAAATGTAGGAGCAGAAACCGCAACACTATCTGAAGCTAATATGGCTTCTCATACTCATACAGCCACAGTAGGAACGCAAACCGCTAATCATACACACTCAGGAACAAGTGGTACAGTGTCTGCTGATCATACGCATGGTTGGGGAAGAAATGTGGGATCGTTTGGATCATATGGCTTAAGAGATGGCACGAATAGAAGTGCTAATGGAACCCCTAATACGCAAGGAGCACATCAAGATCATAGTCATGGTACTACTACTGGAACTGAAAGTGCTAATCATAATCATACAGTTACAAATTCCAGTACTGGAGGTGGAACTGCATTCGGGATTATTCCACCAGCGATAGTTGTTAATTTCATCATAAAAGCATAGGAGCAAAAATGTTAAGCTTAAGTATCATACTGACAAATAGGATAGATAACTCTGGAATAGCAACAGAGGACATATACAACATCAATCTGATTAAAACAAATTCAGATGGTGTTTCAAGAAATATAACCATGCCAGTTTTACTTGACTCAGAAATTGGCAAATTTATATCTAAGCTTGCTGATCAAACATGGGATTATATAGCTGCTGCACCTCCAGATGCTCTCTCTCAAGCAAAGGCGTGGTCATTTCAAAATATAGACAATGAATGGGCAGCTTTAGAAAAAGTTGGTTGGGATTCTGGTCGTGGCTATCGTTTAGGCATTTCACCTTCTGATGTGGCACTTCTTGTGGGTGTATTTTCTCTTGCAAAAGAGGCAGCAGCATTGGGCCTAGAACTTCCCAACCTAATTAGCATGGATAATACGCCTGTTGTTTTCTCGTCTATAGAAGAAATGACCGCTGTTCTTTTAGAATATGGTCAAGCTCGTTCAATCTTAGCTAGCACCTTTGCAGAAAAAAGAAAGGTAGTAGAGAATGCCACAGAAGTTGGAGTGACAGGTGTAATTTAATGTAGGCACAACTACATTATTTGGGGGTTAGAACAATGGATGATAAAGACTTTATCCTATTAATTGAACGATTAGGTGTTTCTTGCAGCTTTTTAATATTCTTTGTTTGGACAACCTATAGAGCATCTACTTGGTTGGGTGAGAAGATCATCCTTCCTTTGCATGATAGACACATCAAATTTATAGATAGGTTGGAAAATGGTCTAGAAAGTGTGGTCAAAAGCCAAGAAAACACTATGGACATACTTAATCAGATATTGTTGAACACTAGGGAATTACACGAACTCAAAAGGAATAAAAAGGAAACTGCCAATGCAGAATGAGATTATTTACACAAACGACACCATTGTTGCTGTACAATACACTGTATTAAATAGCAATGAGTGTACTTACATATATACAAGTGGGTTTGTTTATGGCATGTGATTGTGCTCCAGATCAAGGTGCTGTTTATCCACCAAATTATGTTGGTGCAGCAGTAAATGCAGCTTCGTTGTTGCTCATAGAATGTGCTGATTGTTATGGGAGATGTGTTTATAAAATGCAAACTATTAATCAAATAGCTACTTGGGTTTTAGATGCTAATACTTGTTCTGAAACAATGCCTTCTGATGGAACTAGTCCATCTTCAAGCATGAGTGTAATTTATATTGCTTGGGAATAATAATGAAGTTAACTGATGAGATAAAGAATAAAATACAAGAATTATATGACTTAACACCAGATGATGTTCATGGTGTTTCTTTTGGTTTTAAACATACAAATAATATTAACACTGGAAAAGTTGGGGTTGTTTTTAATGTAATAAAAAAATTAAATGAAAATGAGTTAGGAAACAATGAAATACTTCCAAAAACTATTCGTGTAGATGGTATTGACATAATAACAGATGTTGTAGAATCAGAACCCATAAAAGGTTTAGCTTGCTACAACGATTTATATGGTCAACCACTAGAATATTTTAATTTTACTTCTACAAATACAAATGTTACTAGATTAAGTGGTAGTTATGGTATGATAACACCATTTCAAGGTGGTCAAGAAATATCTCGTTTTCCAGATAAATATTCTGGGAGTTGGTTTACAACAAAACCTTATATAAACACTAATGTTGGAACGCTTGGTTTTTGGGCAACAGATGAAATAGACAATAAAGTTGTTGGTGTTACTAATGCACATGTTGCAATTTCAGACTTCATAATTGCATCAGATAGAGACACACAAAAAGAATTAGATTATACATATAATATTTATGATGAATTAGAATGGTTTATTGACAAAAAAAAACATAGACCAGGACTTTTTAGTTTTGATAATGACAGCACTAAAAAAGTTATCCGTATAGGTTCTACTAAAAGATATTATCCAGTTAGTTTAACAAATGCTAACTATATTGATGCTGCACTTTATTATCCAGAAAATATAAGTCATATTAATCATATTCATACCCCAACAACTAATCCAGATAGTTATTCTTTAGAATATCCTTTTGCAACAACAGAAGAGATAGATGATTTACTATTTAATCCAACAGAAGTTTATAGTACTGGTAGAACTACTGGCCCAAAAGGTTGGAATACTTGTAAATTACAAATACAATCTATAGGTTTTTCAACTACAATTGGTTATGACGATATAAGAGGATCTAGTGTTTCTGGAGTTTCATATTCTGATTGCATACAATTTAAATATCAGCCTAGTTATAATAATTCTTTTTGGCCAGTTTTTTCTGGAGATTCTGGATCTGCATTAGTTAAAGTTATTAATGGCGTTAAAAAAATTATAGGTTTGGTTTTTGCTGGAGGAAGATTTGATGGTATAGCTGCAAGAATAGATAGAGTTGCATCTTTAATGAAGATAAAGGCTTATGATAGTGCATCATCAACCACACCATCGACACCTACTATTTATTCAATTAGTGTTACAGACCCAAGAATAAGCCAGCCAACATTAACTATAGATGGAAAATTATATTATCAAGCTGGATTTAGAAGTTTGGGTGGTGCAACTCCCACCCCGACTCCTACGCCAACACCTAGTCCGACTCCTAGTCCAACACCTACGCCTACACCAACACCAACACCAACACCAACACCGACTCCTACGCCAACACCAACGCCTACACCGAGTCCAACACCGACTCCTACGCCAACACCAACGCCTACACCGAGTCCAACACCGACTCCTACGCCAACGCCTACACCAACGCCAGTACCGACTCCTACGCCAACACCAACGCCTACACCGAGTCCAACACCGACTCCTACGCCAACGCCTACACCAACGCCAGTACCGACTCCTACGCCTAGCCCAACGCCAGTTGCTATACCAGAAAACAACATAAAATATAATGCTGGCGAAACATTAGACTTAAGATTAACAGATGATTATTATGCAATAGATGGTAGGGGTATAAACTTTATTTCTGATGATTATCCAAATTTAAGTGAAGTAACATCAATGTTTTATGTTGATGGCAAAATAAATTTTTCAAAGACAATTTCTTATATTGATAGCAAAACTTTAAGACTTGAACTTAGCAGCACAAACTTACAAAGTATTGGTGCTGGAAGATGGTCTTATGAAATTAGATCTATTTTTCCTAGTGGTCATACTGTGACAATTAGTGTTGGCAATTTAATTATCACGCCAGCATTTGGAGATTAAAAAATGTCTAATTGTATTGATCCATTAAACATAAACTTTAAACCATCTTATGAGGGAGAACTTTTACTGTTGGGGGCATGTTCCTATACTGCAACAGAAAAAGATGGGAATTTAATTTGGGAAGAGAATGAAGAATTGAAGGTTTATGGGGTTGGTGGTTGTAATTGTAGTGTATCACCACCACCAATATCAGATGAAAATTTAAATCCAATACTTGCAAATTTGCCAACCTCACAAGGACAAATA